CGAAGACTTCCAGAACCTCACAAAGAGATCATCCCAAATCGGGAACGGCGAAATCGCCATCTCAGGTTCTAAACCGTGGCGGGTAGCAATGTCTACCATCCACCTTCTTTCTCTCTCGAAGCGTTCCTTCCCGTAGAAGAACCACTCTCCTGCCGCAGAGTTCATCACTTCAATCTGGTGTTGCTCGGGGGAAAGAGTCTTCCCTTCAACACACACCGTAAGCATCTTTTCAATAGAAGCTTCTTCGAGTGGGCACAATAAAGCACCCACATCGGCATCAAAGCGCCAAAGGCGCTTCAGGAAGGAAATTTGGTCAATACGAATGTAAGGGACCGACTCAGCGTCCTTATGAGCAATCGTGTACTCTACTCCAATGTGAGCAAGAGCACCGGAAATTGCTGTGTGGTTAAACCACGGACGTTCTTCACTGACTCCAGCAGCGTTGTCATCCCCGTACGTCAGCAAACTGACAAAGGTCTTGAAGTCCCAGGCTTCACACATCCCCAACTCGCAATACGCATAGCGCATGTAGAGTGAATTGGCAATTGAGTTCACAATCACTGTAAGAGGATGGCCTGATGGGTTCATTCCGTAGGTCATGACGAGGTCACCTCCCAAATTAACGAAAGGGAAGGCCGTATCCTCTGCAATGCCATAGATAGGCAACAACTCTTCTTCAGACCAACCTGCAAACCGCAAGACGGCGATGATCACATCAAAAACTGCTAGAATGATGTCCGACGTCATCTTCTTGTCAAACTTGCCATAATCGCCAGCGATCATTCGGCCAAAACCGTGTTGAACCAAGTACTCGTGCAATTGTTCCCACTCAAGGGATTGAGCTGAGCATCCAATTGCGCACTCAAAAAGCACCTTGTTCTCAGTCATCACTTTCGTAAACGTGTGCAGATATTGTCGAACAACCACTGAGTGGTCAACAGGAGACCCAGTAAAAATACGGACCTTGCCATCCACCAGCTTCTTGAAAGGACGAGCTTCATCCTTCTTCTGTCCGGAGTAGACAGGACAAGCACGAATCCCGTTCTTGTAATCATCCTCAATGTTCTGGATACGCTCCATAACATCTGGCGTAAATACCTGAGCCAGAGGGATAGAATCAGTAGGCGCTGGAACAAGATACTTCTTCTTGGTTGTGCACCATG